AGTTGGTCATTCCTCCTGCTCTGATGTTCGTTGCAACCCGCCTCCTTGAGACGGAACTGCGTGTCGGTACTACCGATAACGATGTGAACGCGCTGAAGAACAATGGTTCGATCCCCGGTGGTTACACCGTTAACCACTTCTTGACCGACACCAACGGCTGGTTCTTGACCACTGACGTTCCTAACGGCCTGAAGCACTTTGTTCGTGTCCCGCTGGCTACGTCGCATGATGGTGACTTCGATACGGGTAACATCCGTTACAAGGCACGTGAGCGTTATTCGTTCGGCGTGTCTGATCCGCTCGGTATTTTCGGTTCACCCGGATCTAGCTGATCGATGTGAGGGAGGGGGGCCACAAGCCCCCCTTTCTTTTTGTTTGGTGTTTTTATTTTACTGTGATATAAAGACACATACCTAGACCACCCGACTTGCTGACTGACTAGGCAGACTTCCCTCAAGAGACAGCAAGTTTTGATTTGAGGATATATCATGGGTTTCGCTACTCACCTCGGCCCTTGGCTACTCGGTACTATCAAGTACACTACCGGCACGACCGTAGGCAACATCCGTAATACTGGCGCAACGCTAGTCTCGCAGACGTTCAAAAAAGACTACACGGGTCAAGCTGCTTCAGCTACCACGGACACCATTTGTGTTCTTCCTGCTGGCGCTCAGATACAGTTCATCCACATTGATACGCTGGTTGCCTTTACCGGCTCGACTGCTGCTAACGTCTCGATTGGCGATGGCACGACGGCTGCTCTGTATTGGGCTTCGACCGATGTCACTTCGCAAGGCCGTGCAGCTATTTCCAACGCCTCGGCTAAACTCGGCAACTGGGTTGGTGCAACCTCAACCGCATCGCCAAACGGGATTGGTATCGGCTCAACGGACGTTAAGATTATTGCCACAATGACTCCGACTGTTGCTGCTGTAACTGCTGGTACGGTTCAGTACACCATCATTTATTCGGTGGCTAACTCTGACGGTACGCAGTCGCCTAGCAGCACCCAAAACTAAGTAGGGGGCTGCGATGCAGCAAACTGATGTAAAGAGCGCCCATGCAAGTTCTGCTGGGACGCTTTTTAACGGGCCAACCCGCCTGAAGGGATTGATTATTTGCCCTGCCGCTTCCACGGCGGCAACAGTTCAATTCAAAGATGGCGGGTCTACCGGGGCTGTTTTGCTAGAAATTGATATTGCTAGTAACTCAAACCCCAATACCTACACGTTTGACATCCCCGGCGAGGGGATTAAGTTTAGTACAACTTTGTACGTGGCTTTGAGTGCTTCGGTAACCGGAGTTACGGTGTTCTATGGCTAAGTCCCCGGCGTGGCAACGCAAAGAAGGTAAGTCCGAGAGTGGCGGTTTGAACGCCAAAGGAAGGGCTTCTTATAACGCTGCTAATCCGGGCAAGCCCGGACTTAAACCCCCACAACCCGAAGGTGGGTCGCGCAAGAAGTCATTCTGTGCCCGGATGTCGGGCATGAAGAAAAAGCTCACTAGCGCCAAAACAGCCAACGACCCCGACTCCCGCATCAACAAGAGCCTCCGGGCGTGGAAGTGTTGAGATGGCAAAACCTATTGCTGATGACGAAACGCGAATGGCTAAGTTTGGCAATCTAACGCCAGACGAGAAACGCAAAGAACGCGCAAAACAACAGGCAGAACTAGAATCGGCTACTAGTGAGCGTGAGCGTCCTTTGGGTAGTCGTATTATGGATAAGCTGGGCGCTGCTTTTGGGCAACCGGCCAATCAAAAAGCCCATGAACAAACTGCCGCTGAAGATACGGCACGCCGCGAATCTCGGTATCAAACTGCAAAGCAACGTGCTGGGATGTCTGACCAAGAACTTGAAAAAGAGCCAAGTCTGTACGGTACGGACAGGGCTATGAAGCTCAAAGACAACCCCCTGAAGATGGCTAAAGGTGGTTCTGTAGGCTCCGCTTCCAAACGCGCTGATGGTTGTGCCCAACGTGGTAAGACTAAAGGTAAAATGCGGTGATGAATATGGAACATACTATTTGGAACGCAGTTCTTTCGGTGGGCGTTAGCGTTGCTGGGTTCTTCCTCAAAAGCATGTTTGACGAGTTAAAACGCCTTCAAGTGCTGATTAACAAGACCCGCGAAGAAATTGCCAAAGAGTACGTGACCAAGACACAGCTAGACGCGGACATTAACCGCATATTTGATCGGCTTGACCGTCTTGAAGCCAAGATTGACCGGCTAATGGAAAAGCATGCCTAGTACGTCAAAGAAGCAGCACAATTTCATGGAGGCTGTAGCCCACAGCCCCGCCTTTGCTAAGAAGGCCGGTGTTCCTCAGTCCGTGGGCAAGGACTTCTCAACGGCTGATAAAGGCCGCAAATTTGGTAAAGGTGGTGATATGAAAAAAGGTTACGCAGACGGCGGTATGCCTATGGTCAACAAGGGCGGCAAAATGGTTCCTAGTTTTGCGGCTGATGGCGTAGGTAAGATGGCTAAAGGCGGCGAGGCAAAAGCAATGGTTGGTAAAGAAGTGGCCTTCATGAAAAAGAAGGGTGCCCCTGCCGCTATGGTCAAGCACGAGAAAGCCGAAATGGGTATGAAGAAGGGCGGCGGCGTCAAGAAAATGGCTGCTGGCGGGTCCGCCTCCAAACGTGCAGATGGTGTTGCCAAGCAAGGTAAGACCAAAGGCAAGATGTTCAACATGGGCGGCAAAGCCTGTTAAGGAACTATCATGGCACAAACTGATATTTACACCGCTAAAATGGGTCAGCCTCCAATGGATGACGAAGGCCCAACAAAGCCAATGCCCCCTCTGGCACGCAAGCGTAAGCCCAAGTCACCGGACTCGGATATTTACACTGCCGAAAAAGGCCAGCCTCCAATGGACTACGAAGGCCCAACGACTCCAGCTATGCCAAAGAAAGGCAAGGCTATGTTTGCCAAGGGCGGCTCGGTTTCCAAACGTGCGGATGGTTGCTGCCAACGTGGTAAGACTAAAGGCAAGATGGTATGAGAGCAAGTCGGGGTATGGGGGACATCAACCCATCTAAAATGCCCAAGCCGAAGGTAATCCACCGGAAGGACAACCCCGATTCTGTTGACATGTACGCTAAAGGTGGCGGGGTAAATGCTGCTGGTAATTACACGAAACCTAGTCTGCGTAAGCGGATTGTGTCTCAGGTAAAAGCTGCGGCGACCCAAGGTACGGGTGCAGGTCAGTGGTCTGCCCGTAAAGCTCAACTTGTTGCTAAGAAGTATAAAGCAGCAGGTGGAGGTTACCGGGATTGAAGCCTCCACAGCAATCCCTTAAAGACTGGGGCGACCAGAAATGGCGCACCAAGAGTGGTAAGCCCTCTAGCAAAACCGGAGAACGGTATTTGCCGGAAGCGGCGATTAACAGCCTTAGCTCCGCAGAATATGCGGCGACAACCAAAGCCAAACGTGCGGGTAAGGCGGCAGGTAAGCAGTTTGTAGCGCAGCCCAAGTCGGTAGCAAAGAAAACGGCTAAATTTAGATAATGACTACTTCCGGCACTTCTAGTTTTGACCTTGACTTCTCGGAGTTAGCCGAAGAAGCGTGGGAACGTGCCGGTCGGGAGATGCGGTCGGGCTACGACCTGCGTACCGCTCGCCGTTCGATGAACCTGATGACCGTCGAATGGCAGAATCGCGGCATCAACATGTGGACGATTGATCAGGGGGCATTCACTATGACTCCCGGTCAGAACACTTACGCCCTGCCTACAGATACGATTGACTTGCTTGAGCACGTTATTCGTACGGGCGCAAACGATTCGTCTACCCAGTTTGACTTGACAATCTCAAGGATTAGCGTTTCTACCTACGCTAGTATCCCTAATAAGATTACTCAGGCTAGGCCGATTCAGGTGTGGGTCCAGCGATTAAGTGGGCAGATTTCCCCCACTTCTTCTACCCTGACGACCACTATCAACAGTACCGCTACCACCATCGTCTTGAGTTCGGTAGTTGGGCTTCCAACTACTGGGTTTATTAAGTTAGACAACGAGATCATCAACTACGGATACATAACAGGGACTACCCTATATAACTGTTTCCGTGGACAAGCTAACACGACCGCAGCGTCTCATACAGCAGGTGCAGCGGTGTACAACCCCAATCTTCCAGCCGTTACCGTTTGGCCTACGCCGGATGACTCGCAGACATATCAGTTCCTGTACTGGCGGATGCGTAGGATTCAAGATTCTGGCACGGGCGTTAACACAGCGGACATCAACTTCAGGTTCTTACCTTGCTTGGTTGCTGGGTTGGCGTACTATATTGCTATGAAAGTACCGGAACTGATGGAACGGTTACCGATGTTAAAGCAAGCGTATGACGAACAGTTTGACCTCGCCGCAGGTGAGGATAGAGAAAAAGCTCCAATTCGATTTGTTCCAAGGGCATTTCGCGCTGGTAGGGGGTAGTTGTGAGTAACCGCTTCGCTGCCGGTTATAAGGCAATTGCCGAATGTGATATATGTGCGTTCAGGTATAAACTACATCAGCTTCGCAAGCTGATCATCAAGACCAAGGTCACGGATATCAAGGCGTGCCCAACGTGTTGGGTTCCAGATCAACCGCAGTTATTGTTAGGGATGTATCCAGTAGACGATCCGCAAGCGTTGCGGAGTCCACGTCCAGATTTATCTCTTAACCGTAATAGTAGAGGGTCACGGGATATTCAGTGGGGTTGGGCACCAGTTGGTGGTGGTAGGAGTTTTGATGATCCGTTAACGCCAAACAACTTGGTTGCAACGACATACGTTGGTACAGTTACGGTTACGACATCATAGGAATTATTATGGACAAGTCAGATTTAGCTCAAGACAAGGCGTTGATTAAGAAAGCCTTCAAACAGCATGACGCTCAAGAGCACAAAGGCGGCAAAGGCACGGCCCTGAAGCTCAAAAAGGGTGGTCCAACCACGGCTGATCGCGCTAAGTACGGGAAGAACTTATCTCGCGCCATGAACCAGCGCGGTAGCGCACGGGGGAAGTAATGGCTACATATAGCATGAAGAAAGGCGGTAAGGAAGTTGGTCCTGCTTCGACATACGCAGAACCGCATACCATGACCGGCGCAGATATGGACATCGACGCGCATATCAAGGCTCATAATGCCAAAGATAATGTTGATGAACTCTGTATGAGCGTGAGCGGCTACAAGAGCAAGCCGTATCCAGAACCCAAGACTTCTGGCATTAAGGTTCGTGGGACTGGCGCTGCTACTAAGGGTCTGATGGCTCGGGGTCCAATGGCATGACATACACCGAGTTGTGTACCAATATTCAGAACATCACGGAGAATACGTTCTCCGCATCTGAGTTGGCTATGTTCACGCAGCAAGCGGAACAGAAAATATACAACACAGTTCAGATTGCTAACCTTCGTAAAAACGTAACTGGCGTCACAAGTCCAGC